CCTGACCCCCACTTCTGCCAGTTCAATAGCGTCCTGCCCTTGATACAGAAAAAGTTCTGCGGGTGTCTCTGAATTTTTTTGTTTGCGAATGAGAACCCATGCACTCCCGTGGGCATGGCGGGTTAACCAACTAATCTGGTGCGGGCGTAACCCTACCTTGTATGCCGTGATGACTTTGAGTTCAATGAAATGAAAAAGACCCTGCCTGTCACAGACACAAAGATCAGGTACACCGGCGGTAGCGGTACTTTCAATCCTAGTGGATTTCAGCCCCATCGTTGATGTCTTTAACCACCGTCTTATCTGGTTCCAAAAGTCCTTTTCCAACTTCGCCGCTGCTATCAGATTCTCCTTTTGGGGGTGTAATGTCTTTGATTACAGGGGCCGCGTACTGCTCCTTTAAATGTTCCAGTGCCTTTTGAACTTCTTCCTTGCTCATGCTGTCAATCGAGCCATGCCTTATCTCAGACTTGTTGACATAGATATCACCCTTCGCCTGACCTCGACGGTACTCCGCCTGAACTGCCGCAGAGTACGCCCCGTTTTGCAAAGCCGTATCCCGGATCAATTGCATGTCCCGCAAGTGTCGCTGATAAGTAATGCCAAATTTCTGATCGAGTTCGTCCCGATAAGCCTTGATAGCAGAGACAACGTGGGGACTGATATGGGGGTTAGTCAACTCATACGCCCTAGTGTGCGCGGATGATGCTGGATACCCTGCATTGATAGCAGCTTCCCGCAAAGTAATCTGCCCATCGTTAGCTACGAGTTCTTTGACAAACAGTTCTTGCTTCCGAGTCAACGGACTCCGAGTAGATGATTTGGGCCTACCCCGCTTTCGTGGTACGGGATCAGATTTTTTAGGAGCAGCTTTCCGTGGCATATCAGTAGTTAACCTAAGTGAGTCGAGACAAATCTTAGTCTAAGCTATATAGAGATGTAAAATTATAAATAAATATTACGATTTTCAGGCGCATTAAGGCACTTTCGCTATTTGAACCCTAAAAGGTTACATAATAGAGAAAACAAAGAAAAATAAGTAACCCAATAAGTAACCCATAAGTTATTGTTTTAGTTACCTATTGTATAGTGGTTACGTCAGTTACACTGGTTACGGGTTGAAATTAAAAAAAATAAAAAAAATAATTCTCTGTCTATATAGGTAGAAGCGTAACTTTCATTCAAAAAAAACCCCGCCGAAGCGGGGTAAGGTTAGGGTTAAAATTCGGCACATAAATCAAATTTACGCAAGTGATGTTCCGGGTGCCGTGGATGGTGTTTCGCGTATTCTGCGACGAGGTATGCAACACCCTCAAGGCTATACGCAAAATGAGCGTCGTAAGCAGGGTCTTCGTCTATCCACTCTGGGCAGTTGATGTACCACCTTTCAAACTCGGGTTCATGTTCAAAAGCGATGTCCCACTTTTTGGCGAACCGTCTGATCTTCGACACTTCAGCATTATGCTTTCGCTTTGATGCTTCGACCAACTTTGGTTTCTCGGCCAACTCCGTTTTGCCTTCAGCGGTTAGTCCAACTCTGCCAGAACAAGTGAGTTCCCAAACGTCCGACACTCTGGCACGACGCTTAACCACTTCTCCTTTGATGCTCACTATGTCTTTTGATATGCCGCAAACGTAACGTTTACCTGATACCAGTTGATAGTGATTACCGGCAACCAGTAAAAACACTCGCCCTGCCGTTCGATCTTCTTTTGATTTTTTCAGCCATTGCGTAAGCGTTGGCCGGTTTTTGCGATCAGAGGAAAAAACTTCAGTTGCTTCAATGTTCCAGTATTTTTTCAAAGCCTGTAACAAAACTGAACGGTTAGTTCCTCGAACTGCTCTCTGACCGCTGACCAATCGGATGGCTAATGCCGCCATATTAGTGTCGCAACCAGTGAGAGCAGAGATAGCGGCGGGGCCGCAGTATCCATTGTGGCCTTTGGGCCGGTTTACTTTTTGAATTTTCATAATTGAAAACCGTAAAGGGTTACCCCCTCACGTCCTTTAAGTAAGTTGAAAGCGTTTGTATCCACATTGTTAAAGAGCGGATGGGACCGGGTCCCACCGTTGACACTATTTGATAATGTCAATATTGACATTGTCTCATATACCAACCGTTAAGTCCAACTATTTATTTTCTTCAATTAAATCAACAACTTAGGAGGGGTCTTATCAGCCTTGTTGAACTCGCCGCCACGCTTCATCAATTTCTTCCGAGGTGTAGGGCATCATAAAATTTGAACGGTCCGTTGAAAAATACTTCGCAGCGGTGGCTTCATCGTGACTCACGGTCCGTGCAAAGCGCACCACGGCCTCGATAATTCTAACGGCCTCTTTGTAGCTTAACTTTTCCATTAGGGTTTCTCCCGGGTAGTGACTTCGTTGAAAAGTTCTTGTTCGGTTGGTGAAGCATTAGCTCGTTCATTAATTTCCAAAAGAAATTTCTTCATCTTTTCGCGCATCCCTTGGTAATCGGAAATCGGCCACAACTCAGTTTTTTCAACGCCGTAGTAGATGAACTGCGCCCCACCACTCAATAGTCTTGGTGTTTCCGCGATATCTTCTTCAAGAACGTCATATTCTTGTCCCAAGTACATCGCGCCGTCGTTATAGTCGATACCGCTGATCAACAGATGTTTGTTGAGTTCCGGGCACCAGTATACTTCGTTCATCTCTACTGGTTGGCTTTCCATCCTTTTGTTGTAAAACATTTTTCTCAGGTGCGCCCAAGTGCTGGCTTCTTCAAAAACATCCCTCTTTTTTCTCACTTGTAGCCAAGTGCTGCCTTCTTCAAACACATCCATACCATTCTCCGGTTTGTTAGTTGAGTAAGAAGTATAGGACGGTATGAGATAATGTCAATTAGAATAAAAAAACCCCGCGAGGAGCGGGGTCTGAGGGGGTAAAAGTCCCTCCGAAGAGGGACACGCTTTCAACTAACGTTCTTTGAGGATATCCGTGATGATATCGCTATGCAACTTTTTCTGAGGCTTTCCGCGTGTGCGTGTAAAGTTCTTGCACTTTCCGTAGCTGACCACTAATGGTCCGGCCCTCGCGTTTCGCGTCCCGTTTAATCTGTTCATAGACGGCTTTCGGCACCAGTACCGACTTCCATTTATTGGTATCCATGTGTTTCTCCAAACTGATGTCTGCGATTATATGGGAACATATATAATAAGTCAAAAAAAGCCCCGTCGAAACGGGGCTAAGGACCCTTGCAGAGAGTCACGCGCTTGAAAGAGCTGACCACAAACAGGGGGCCAATGCAATTATTTTGCTTCGCCCCACGAGTCACCAATCTCGACATCGCATAAACTAGGTACTTCCAAAGGCACCGCCTCAGTCATAATCTTGGCTACCGCTTCTGCTTCGGCTTTATTTTTCACGGACATCGCTATCTCATCGTGAATCTGAAGCATGGGCAATCGTCCGGTGTTATAGATATCGACCATCGCTTTCTTGGTCATGTCAGCAGCAGACGCTTGGATCAGGCGGTTCAGGGCTTTGTAGGTAAACGCCCGCTTTAATCGCGTGGTTTCACCGTACTCTTTGACCGCATCTTTATACGGCATCGCTTTGCTCATCCCAAAAGTATCGGGTTCCCAGAGATCGAACCTGCATTTCCTGCCCAGAATGCTGCGGATCGAGCCACTGGCTGACCGGTCATTCAAGCGGTTTTGCACACCTTGCATCAAACCTTTCACAAACGGTACGCGGTTGTGGTATTGCTTGACCAAATCCTTGGCCTCATCCACGGGGATATCTAGCTGTTCACTCAGCTTATTGACACCCATGCCGTACATCATGCCTAGATTGATCGTCTTAGCCTGTTTGCGCTTAATTTTCGCCATCTCTGCGACCATCGTGTGGAAGTCAGTTGTGGCATCGTTACAATAGCCGTCCACAAACTCCTGTACGCCCTCTAACGGGATTCCCCGCGACTGCCCATATATGTGTGCATAATGAACCAAGATCCGTGGTTCCTGCTGAGAGAAGTCTATGGCCGCCCACTGCTCACCTTCTTCCGGTAGAAACAGACTGCGGATCATGGGGCCAATCTCAGGATCTCTGGCGGGAATTTGTTGCAGGTTAGGATTGTTCATGCTGATCCTTCCTGATACCGTACCCCCATCGTCTGAACGAATTTGGTTAATGTGACTATGGATGCGGCCATCTGTGTGCGTGTGACGCATGATTGTGTTGATGAAGGTCCCGCTAGTCTTGTTCAGGTTCCTAGCTTCAAGGATGAGCTTCGCGAGTGGGGCCTGATGCTCCTGAAGGAAGAGTTTCGTGAACGACGGACTGCCATTTTTGGTCTTTGGGAATGTGATCCCGCACTTGTCGAAAGCCTTGGCAACCGATTGTGCTGCCCAAATCTCCACATCCATCCCAGCTTTTTTCTTGATTTCTTTGATGACGGCCCGTTCCCGTTTGAGAATTTCATCTCGCGTTCGCTCAACTCGGTCAGTGTCCACTCGGACACCCTTCATAGTCATTTCGACGAGGACTGGGAGGAGATCAAGTTCGAGATTAACAATGTCCCAAAGGTCTTCCTTGCCAAGCTCGACCCGGAAGTATTGCCAAAGTTCAAGCGCAAGAACCGCGTCAGTCTCAGCGTAGGGACCGACATACATGGACGGCATCTTCCACATCTCAGCCTTCGGATCGACACCAAATTCCTTCGCAGCAGCGACTAAATCTTTTTCGGATTTTGTTTTGTTGAGGTAGTCGTAAGAGCAAGCGTTGAGCGAATAACTAAATCGGTTTTCGTCCAACAGACTGGCGATCAGCATGGTATCTATGATCCGCCCATTGACTTCAAAGCCACTGGCGCGGAGCCAACCCAGATCATATTGGGCGTTGTGCATGACTTTCTCGCACGGCAACTTTAATAACTTGGTCATCCATTTGTCGACAATGCGCTTGTCGATGTTGCCCCCGCCAAAATGTGCGATGGGCACGTAACCCTTCCAATCCTCCGTGGCAATTGCGTATCCGCAGATTTCGCCATTATTGGTTGCCCAACCCGGTCCCTTTGTTTTCAGGTCCGGGTCCCGCGTTTCGAGGTCAATCGCTATACGTTTTGCGCTGGACAGATCGGGTAGCTCAAGCGGCGGCACCCACTCCGTCTTTGGTGGAAACATTGCCATCTGTAATGTCATTCTCCCCACACCTTAGTTTTAGTGCCACCAAAATAAGGTACTGCCAATCCCTCCTCGATCAACGTTTCGCAAATGTTAACGCCGGTTATACCTTTATCGTCAACGGTATAGGGTGCGGCTAACACACGCCCATACTTGTCTAACTCCTCACTGACGAACCGTACTTTTTCGCCGCATAGTTCTTCAACGCGGGCCGTGGCCTGAAGACCAAGCTTTTTCTCTGCGAGATTACGGGTCCGTTTTTCGGGGGTGTCGATCCCCAGAAAGCGCAGCCTTTTCTTTTTCAGCACTATGCCAAAGCCAAGGTCCACATCCACATCAATGGTATCGCCGTCCACCACGCGCACCACCGTCCCTTCATAGTAATAAAGAGGGTTACTCATTTTTCATTATCCTCACACGGAGCACCATCTAAATTGATTTTCAGAGTTTCAAGCAAATCCAATTCGCTTTCGGTGGCTTTAAAGAAAAAGGCAGGGGTTCCATCCCCCATAGAGGCTCCGGCTATGTTGTATTCGTAATATTCGATGGCTTCGTCATAGGACATTCCATCACCTATGAGGAGGTTGATAACCTTATCCTCATCGTACAGAAGGCAGTCGTCGTGACCCGATTTCCTACAAAGCCCTATAATTGCTTCATCAAAGCCATCTATCTTTAATACCTTACCATCCAAGTCCCAACGTCCCGACTCGTCATATTCATACAGTGAATCATTCATAACTGGTAGCTCCTGTTGTGGTCTTGGGGTTCGACCAAAAATAAATTTTTTAAACTCCGTGTTATTGCAACATAAAAGGTTCTGTGCATGTCATCGGGGTTCAAGCTCATTTGTTGATCGGCGGCGGGGGATAGATCGGTGAACACAACAACGTTTTCCGCCTCCCCACCTTTGGCACCGTGGATCGTGGACACTGTGATACGCGGCACGGCGGTAAACTGCTCGCCCCGGCGTAACATGGCGATGATGTAAGCCCTGTCCTGTTCGGGCAGCTTGTCCATCGCCTGATGCCATAGCATGTCTTTGGTAGCCACTAAGCCATGATGTTCCTGCAACTCCTGAAGATTTACCATATCCTCATCGTCGAGGGACGGCAACTTCTTAAAGCCGCGTAACACCCTTGTTTTTAGGGACATAAAGCTATAAATCTTCCGTGCAGTATCCCC